AAATGTTGATTTTGTGAATAGTGTGTTTCCTTTAGTTGGTACAATCTTTGTTGGTTTAAATATAAAACGACTAATAAAGGATAAACAAGTTAAAGGCATACATTGGTTGAGTCCTTTGTTTTTCTATAGTGGTCAAGCATGGGGACTTTATTTTATGTATACACTGCATCAGTATTTTTCCCTATTTGGCGGAGCTGTTTTACTAGCAGCTAGCCTAGTATGGTATTCGTTAATGCAATATTATAGACTGAAATGAGGTTATTATGGCAGCAAAAACAGATATTGGCAAAGTTGCTTTTTTCAAAAAAACAGTTAAAGTAAAGAAAACATCAATTGGTGTGTCAGACTGGTCAAGACCACTGAACAAGTCCAAGCGGCGAGCCTGGAAGCGTTACAGAGGACAAGGTCGACCCTAAAATTTCTGTTGACCTAGTATAGGATTCTCAAGATAATAATTCTGTAAGGACATTAACAAAGCAATGAGTGCAATACAAAACACTCCAAGTAACAAGAACTTCCTAAGCCCATTGGGCTTCAGAATGCAGATAAAGAGAATGCCAAATGTGGTATTCTTTCTGCAGAAGGCTTCCCTTCCTGGTATATCTTTGCAAACATCAGATATACCAAACCCTTTCGTACCAATTCCTAATCCAGCTACGCGTATTCAATTCGAAGAGTTCGATATTGAATTTATTGTAGATGAAGATCTTGCAAACTATAGAGAGATTCAGGATTGGATGAGAGGTATCGGCTCCCCCGCCGATTTCGATGGTTATGGTGATATATCCAAAAATCCACTGTACACCGGTGAATCTATTAAATCTGATATTACATTTACCATTCTTAATTCTCTAAAACAGCCTAACGTTGAGATTGTTATGCAAGATGCATTTCCTATAGCTATAGGTAAACTCAACTTCATAACTACTGCTGAAAGTGTGCAGTTCGTTACTTGCCAAGCCAGATTTAAGTACCTATTATATAACATTACTAAATTATAGTTGTCTTTAGGATTATTATAAGCTATACTATTTCTTTATTTTGGATATTCCAATGAAGATTGAAGAACTGTTTGAAGATTGGTCGCGGGATAGTGTACTTGATAAGACTGAGCTCGGAGATGAATCTCTCAAGATTCCAAAACTCCATTCAAAGTATTACCAGCGCTTAGTTCAGGAACGGCTCATTCTTAAAAAGCTTGAAGCTGACATGAAACAACTTAAACTTGGCAAGTGGGAGTTTTATACCCAAGGTCCTTCTGATGAATCAAGAGAGAAGGGTTGGGAAATGCCTGCAAAGGGTATGATTCTCAAACAAGAGGTGCAGTGGTACATGGATGCTGATAAAGACATTATTGATGTTTCTTTGAAAATTGGCATACAGCAAGAAAAAATTGAAATGCTAACTTCTATTGTTCAAACATTAAATAATCGTGGTTATCAAATTAAAAATGCAATCGACTGGTTGAAGTTTATTAATGGTGGTAGTTAGTGGATACAATTGTTTGCAAAAAAGTCGATGAGGTATACAATAAGTTAATACTTGAACCTGGTATTGGATTTGAAATATCAGAATACTTTACATTTGATGTACCAGGTGCCAAATTCACTCCTGCTTACAGGAACAAAGTTTGGGATGGAAAGATTCGGCTTTTCAATACTATGTCCAAACAAGTTTATGGTGGTCTTTTACCTCATATAGAAGATTTTTGCAAAGAACGTGGGTATCAATTAGAGTATGAGACAGAACAAGACTTCACACCAGAAAACTTTTCTGTAGTGGAAGCAGAAGAATTTATACAATCTATAAAACTTCCGGAAAAATACAAACCAAGAGATTATCAGTTAGATGCGTTTGTCTATTCAATACGTAATAGGCGAGCGCTTCTTTTGTCTCCAACGGCTTCTGGCAAATCATTAATCATTTATCTACTGACGAGGTATTACAATGGTAGAACTCTTATTATTGTGCCAACTACTGCTCTGGTGCATCAGCTGGCCAGCGATTTTAGTGATTACGGTATTGACTCTTCTACAACAATACGCACTTCAAGCGATCGAGTGGATTCAACAATACATAACCCAATCACTATCACCACATGGCAATCGATATACAAACTTCCTAAGGACTACTTCAAAGACTTTGACGTTTTCATAGGAGATGAAGCTCATCACTTCAAGGCAAAAAGTTTAACAGCCATTTTAACTAAGATGATTAATACAAAGTATCGGTTTGGATTTACTGGTACTCTTGATGGCACACAAACCCACAAATTAGTACTTGAAGGTCTATTTGGTAAAGTCAGACAAGTTACAACGACTGCCAAATTAATTGAACAACAACACATATCAAATCTCTTAATTAAGTGTGTTGTATTGAAATATCCGGATCATATCAAGCAACAGATCCAAAGAGGCACATATCAACAAGAAATTGACTTTTTGTGCCAGTACACTCCCAGAAACAAATTTATTACAAACCTTGCCCTTTCGTTGAAGGGCAATACCTTAATGCTGTTTAACTATATTGATAAACATGGTAAAATACTATATGACATGGTACAACAGAAACAACCTGATAGAAAAATATTCTTTGTACATGGTGGAGTAGAAGGAGAAGATCGCGATGCAATTAGAGAAGTTGTGGAACAAGAACAAAATGCGATTGTGGTTGCTAGCTACGGAACTTTCTCCACAGGCATTAACATTCGCAATTTGCATTCTGTTATATTTTGTAGTCCTTCGAAATCCAGGATAAGAAATCTTCAATCAATTGGTAGAGGCCTAAGACGTTCTGAAACAAAAACAGAAGCAGTTTTGTTTGATATTGCTGATAACATGCAATGGAAGAAACAAAGCAACTATACACTACAACATTTTATGGAACGTGTCAAAATCTACACAGAGGAAAAACTTCAATATAAGATTTACCCAGTTCAATTAAAGGAATAGCATGACTAACCGTCACTACATCAATAATAAATCATTTTATGAAGAAATGATCAAATTCAAAAACCAATGTGAAGAGGCCAAGGTGTTGTCAAAACCAACACCGGTTATTTCCAACTACATTGGTCAATGCTTTCTTCATATTTGTGGAAAGTTATCAACAAAGTCAAACTTTGTGAATTATACATACCGAGATGAGATGATCAGTGATGGAATTGAAAACTGCATTATGGCTGTATATTCTTTTGATCCTGTGAAGTCAAATAATCCCTTTGCATACTTTACCCAAATTGCATGGAATGCATTCATTAGAAGAATTCACAAAGAGAAGAAGCAGCAGTACGTAAAGCACAAAAATTTTCAAGATTCAATGTTGCTTGTTGAACCAGAATATGGTAATCTATACCAGAATGATAATCACTCAAATGATATCATTAATACTTTTGAAGAAAAGATTACAAAAAAGCAACGTCGAAAGAAAAGGTAATACAATGAAGAATATCGAAATGGTCCCTGTAATTATCCAGGATCTCGTTAGCTATTTGCTCGACGCTAAGCGTCCAATGACTGAGCGACAGAATCTAAGTCTTCGTCTTGAAGCAATCAGAGAAATCTGTGATGAAGCTTTGCGGAAGCATCAAATCAATGTTGCTAGCTCAGCTGCAGCTAGTTTAAAGACTATGAGGGTGTCGAAGCCAAAGCAAGCTCGTAAGTAATGAAGATTGCTCTCCTCACAGATACCCATTGGGGCGTTAGGAATGATTCAATTCCATTTCACGATAACACAAAGCGTTATCTGGATGAATTGTTTTTTCCTTACCTTGATAAGCACAACATCAAGACACTAATTCATCTTGGTGATCTTTGTGATAGGAGAAAATATGTCAACTTCTACACAGCAAAGAGATTGAGAACCGACTTTCTTGAACCTTTGCAAGAAAGAGGCATATCATCTCACTTTATCGTTGGCAATCACGATTCATTTTATAAAAATACAAATCAGATTAATTGCCACAGCGAGCTAATTGATAAAAAGTTTACAAATTGCAGTATCTATCCAGATCCTCAAGAAATTGAGTTTGATGGGTTGAAAATGTTGTTTGTTCCTTGGATTTGTAATGACAATAGGGATCAAACAATTAAACTCTTGAGTACATCCAAGGCACCTATTGTTATGGGTCATTTGGAGCTTCAAGGCTTCCAGATGTACAAAGGATCAGTTGTATCCCATGGTGATGATCCTTCATTGTTTGATCGTTTTGATCTAGTACTAAGTGGTCACTATCACCACAGATCTACGACAAAGAATATTCATTATCTAGGAAATCCTGCTGAGTTCACCTGGTCTGATTTTGGTGATCAAAAAGGATTTCATATCTTTGACACTGCTACTAGAGAACTTGAGTTTGTACCTAATCCATATACCATGTTTAGAAAAGTATGGTACAAGGACGCAGATCAAACTCTGGATGCAATTCTCAATGTTGATTTTTCTGTTTATAAAGATAAAATCCTTAAGATTATAGTACAAAGTAAAGATAATCCATTTTGGTTTGATCAATTCATTGATACTATTGAAAAACAAAATCCAATTGAAATTCAAATTGTAGATGATCACCATCATCTCGATAGTGTTGATGATTCCGATATTATTTCCGAAGCTGAATCAACTGTTAATATCTTTGAACGGTTTATTGATCAAATGAATATGGTAAACGATAACAAAACCAAGCTACGTCAATTGATTAATGAACTGTATCAGGAGGCTCTACAGAATGAGTAGCATAAAGATAAATGTAAAGGAGCTTGCAAAGCTAAACCAATGGTTAGCTAGACTCAGCGCAAACAATAATGTTATATCTGATCAAATTGAACTTAAAGTAACATCAAATGGTATCGGAACTACCATTGAAGCACGTGTTAGAGATACACTTGACACTACGTGTGGATATTGGTGTGATCTAACTCAGGATTATGATTGGTAAATGATTACCTTCAAGCGCATTAGATGGAAGAATTTTCTTTCAACTGGCAACCTATTTACTGAGATCAACTTTCAAAAGTCTGATACTACATTAATTGTTGGTGAGAATGGTGCTGGTAAATCAACTATTCTTGACGCACTGACATTTGTTCTTTTTGGTAAATCTTTCAGAAAAATTAATAAGCCTCAACTTGTTAATTCTATTACAAAGAAGAATCTCGTTTGTGAAATTGAGTTTCAAATTGGTAATGTGGAATACAAGATTAGACGAGGGATGAGTCCAGCACTATTTGAAGTTTATAAAAATGGTGATATACTAAATCAGACAGCAGAAACTAAAGATTACCAGGAGATTCTCGAAAAGCAAATCCTCAAGATTAACTACAAGACTTTTTGTCAAGTAGTCATTCTTGGTTCAGCTTCATTTGTACCATTTATGCAACTGACAGCTCAGCAGCGTAGAGATATTATTGAAGATCTTCTTGATCTTGAAATCTTTTCTCAAATGAATGCTCTGTTAAAAGATAGGGACAAGACAAACGGAGATAGTATACTCATAACTCAAGCTGATACTAAAGTTGTGTCAGAAAAGCTTAAGCTCGTAAAAGATCAAATTGTTGAATCCCAAAATGCAAACCAGAAGATTGTTGAAGAGAAAAAACAAATCATCAACGATACTCTAGATAAAATGTCTGCATTGGAAGATCGATGCATTGAAATTGATATGCAAATTAATGATCTACAGCTATCAATAGAAGATAGAGATGCAGTTCAGAAAAAGCTAGATAAGCTTCAAAAGCTACGTCACCAACTAGAAGCAAAGATCAAAATTCTTGAGAATGATCAAACTTTCTTCAAAGAGCATACTGATTGTCCAACATGCAAACAAGCAATTGATGAATCATTTAGAGAAAAGACTATTGAATCTAAATCTCAAGAGCTAACTCAAATTGAAAATGGGCTTCAATTGTTGTTGGATCAATATAATGATTGCATGAATCGTATCAAACAGATTGATCAGGTTAATACATCAATTAGATCACTTTCGCTTGATATACACAAGATGCAATCAAATATTGAATCGTTGCTTCAATATAAAATTTCTCTTGAAAAAGAAATTCAATCTATTTCTAAACGACAAGATGAAAGTGACAAAAAGAAATTAACTGATTTAGAACAAGAACTAATTGCAACAAAATCAAAGCTAGAAGAACTAACCAACCAAAGAATGATTATTGGAGCTGCTGGTACTCTACTAAAAGATAGTGGTATCAAGGCAAAAATTATTAAACAGTACATACCAATTATCAATAAGTTGATCAATAAGTATCTTTCAGCAATGGACTTCTTTGTTCAGTTTGAATTGGATGAAGAGTTTAACGAAACCATTAGATCTAGATTCAGAGATGATTTCAGTTACTCATCATTCTCTGAGGGTGAGAAGATGCGAATCAATCTTGCAATCTTATTCACATGGCGTGCTGTGTCAAAGCTCCGTAACTCAACAAGTACCAATTTGTTGATTATGGATGAAGTGTTTGATGGTTCGTTGGATGCAAATGGTACAGAAGAGTTTTTGAAGGTGATTAATAATTTCACAAAGGACACAAATACATTTATCATTAGTCACAAGACAGATCAAATGTATGATAAGTTCCACTCAATAATTAAGTTTGAAAAGAAACAAAATTTTTCAAGGATGGTATAATATGGAATTAGTACCTAGCACAGATCCAATTCTTAAGCAAAAGTGTCAGGAATTTGATTTTTCAAATCCACCATTTGATCCAGTTGAATTTGCAAGAGATCTTGTGAAAATGATGTATGATCATAACGCCATTGGTATTTCAGCAAATCAAGTGGGTGTGCCATATAGAGTATTTGCTTTGAGAGCATATCCAGAAAATTTTGTTTGCTTCAATCCAAAAATGGTAATGCCAAGCGATCAAGAAGTCTTATTGGAAGAAGGCTGTTTATCATTTCCCAACTTATTTGTAAAGGTCAAAAGACCACAACACTGCAGAGTACGGTTTACAATGCCCAATGGAGATACGAGAACCGATACATTTACAGGAATCACTGCTAGAGCATTTCAACACGAGCTTGACCATTTAGATGGCATAGTGTATTATACGAGAGCTAATGATTATCATAGAGAACAAGCATTCAAGAAGAAAAAGCGTCGCGAATTTAGTGGTGTGTAAGTGAATATATTTTATCTATCTGAAGATCCTGTCCAATGTGCTATGTGGATGGTAGATAGGCATGTCGTCAAGATGATTCTTGAGTCAGCCCAACTTTTATCTACCGCCCACCGTGTACTTGATGGTCATCTTGAGAATGGAAAGACCAAGACAGGCAGAAACGTAAAGCGATACGTGCTTCGTGATGAACGTGATAGTGTTGTCTACAAAGCAACCCACATCAATCATCCATCAGCAATATGGACCAGAGAAGCAGTATCAAATTACAATTGGTTGGCTGACCATATGTTTGCACTAATGAAAGAATACAATTACCGATATGGCAAAGTTCATAAGTGCAACGAACTTGGATTGACTCTGCAGTCTCCACCCTATAATCTTAAAGATTATGATATGACAAAAATGCCATCAGCAATGGCCACGCAATATATTATATCTGATGATCCTATCACAAACTATAGAAACTATTACAAGAATGGTAAAAGCCATCTTCATACATGGACAAATCGCAATCCTCCTGAATGGATGAATCAGTAATGGTAGATCATAAGTGGAATGTTAGATTTTTGAATCTAGCAAAGCATGTATCTGAGTGGTCGAAGGATACAACGAAAGTTGGAGCTATAATTGTTGATCCCCAAACTAAGCAAGTTGTTGGCATGGGATACAATGGCTTTCCAAGAGGCGTGGATGACTCCGATAGTAGAATTGCAGACCGAGACACAAAACTAAAACTAGTTGTACATGCGGAATTGAATGCAATTCTCAATTCAAATAAGTCCGTCAGAGGTTGCCACATCTATATATATCCAACAATGATGGAACCAAATTGTTGTCCTGAATGCGCAAAGGCAATTGTGCAATCTGGTATTACTAATGTGTTTGGATTTGCAAATAATAATTTGAATCCGCGGTGGCAAGATTTAGCAGAATATAGTACTATCCTTCTTAAGGAAAGTGGCGTGCATTATATTTCAGTAAAGGAGTGAACAATGGGTATGCATAGATCAACAAAAACATATGGTCATAATCTAGGTCTTTCTTGTGCTTTTAGACAGTGGCGAGCTTCAAGTCATTGTCATTTCGTGCATGGGTATGCAATTCAAGTTAGTTTCGAATTTGCAGCAGAAGAATTGGATTACCGTAACTGGGTTGTAGACTTTGGTGGTATGAAGCCAATGAAGAAGTGGCTGGAAGAGACATTTGATCACAAGACTCTAGTGGCAGAAGATGATCCTGAGCTAGATTGGTTTGAAATGGCTCATCGTAGAGGTATGATTGATATGGTCAGAGTACCTGCTGTTGGTTGTGAAAAGTTTGCTGAAATGATCTTCAAGAAGTGTGAAGAGTTCCTTCGTCTTGATAGTTATAGTCCTCGAGTTCGACTTGAATCAGTTGAAGTTAGAGAACATGGAGCAAATTCTGGTCTTTATACGAGAAATTAACAATGTCAATTAAAGTAGCAGAAATTTTTTACTCCCTTCAAGGTGAAGGAAAGTATCTAGGAGTACCTTCTTTATTTCTAAGAGTATTTGGTTGCAACTTCCAATGCCAAGGATTTGCAATGCCAAAGGGACAACTTTCTGAAGAGCGTCTTCAGATTGATCCAAGCAAGTACCAGAAATATGAAGATCTACCATTGGTTCATACTGGCTGTGATTCATATGCTTCCTGGGACGTGAGGTTCAAACACTTATCACCAGTGCTGTCTATTACACAGATTGTGGATAAGATCGAACAGCTTCTACCTGAAGGTAAATTTTCACAAGATAAACATCTTGTTTTAACTGGTGGTGAACCACTTCTTGGTTGGCAAAAGCAGTACATTGAACTGTTCAAGGAATTTGAAAAGAGGCATATGAATTTGTCTCATGTTACATTTGAGACAAATGGCACACAGCCTCTTCGTGATGATCTCAGTCTATATATGTACGATAAAATTAAGGAAGTAACATTCTCGATTTCATCAAAGCTACCATCATCTGGTGAGAAGTGGATTGATGCTATTCGACCTGAAATCGTCAGTACATATTTCAATCCTTCTGCAGGTAGAAATGGGTATTTCAAGTGGGTACTTTCTTCCGAGGAAGACTATATTGATGTAATTAGTGCTATCAATAGCTATAGACTAGGTAATATTAGTCTACCAGTTTATGTAATGCCTGCTGGTGGCACGGGCAAGTATTATGAAGATAATAAGATTTGGGTATCCAATCTTGCAATGAAAGAAGGATGGAGATATTCTCCAAGACTTCAAGTTGAGTTGTGGAAGAATGCGTGGGGCACATAATGGATTATTCATATGCACAATTTCAAATTGACATGGAACAAATTATTCCAATCCTGGAAAGAGAAGATTATCAATACATTTGTGGTGTTGCTCGTGGTGGTCTTATTCCTGCTACTATTTTATCGTATAGGCTAAACAAACCACTAATTACATTTAAATGGTCTCTTAGAGATCACAAACATTGTACTATTGATGCAAATACTCAACACATTCTCACACACTCGAAATGTTTAATTGTTGAAGATATTATCGATTCAGGTGATACTCTCAACGGTATTGAACAATTCATGGATGTTGAAAGAAACGAATTCCCAGATGTATTTGCATTATTTTTTAACAATGCACAGGAACGTCGTATTAAATTTTATTGTAGGGAAATCAACAGAGACATTAATAAAGACTGGATTAATTTTTGGTGGGAGAAGTAGCAATGAGCGTATCTGATCGTATTCGTAACCGTCTGAAGTCTAATAGCATCAGATATTTTGCAAATGACAATATTTCTTCTTTCATTGAAGATGATGAGATTCCTCAATTGATTGATGAACTCACAGAGAAGTTTAATGGTGTGTTGGATTCTCTTGTAATTGATCGAGAGAATGATCCTAATTCCCAAGAGACTGGTCGTCGTCTAGCAAAGATGTATATCAATGAAATAATGTCTGGTAGATACTTTCCACCACCATCTGTGACATCTTTTCCTAATGATGGTGAGCATGGTTCAAAGCCATATAATGGTATGATTGTGATTCGAGCAGAATTGAAGTCAATGTGCTCTCATCATCACCAGCCGGTCACAGGTGTTGCATACATCGGAATTGTACCAACGGTAAAGGTGATTGGTCTTTCAAAGTATGTTCGAATTGCTCAGCACTGTGCTCGCCGAGGTACATTGCAAGAAGAATTGTGCAACGACATTGCTCAGTCTATTATGGCAGCAACGGGCTCTGAGAACGTTGGTGTGCATGTTGCAGCTGAACATGGATGTTGCACTAATCGTGGTGTGATGGCTCATTCATCACTCACGCAGACAACGGTCTTGCATGGTCTGTTCTATATGGATGGTACTAAGCAAGAATTTTTCGACAATATCAAGATGCAGAAAGGATTATAAATTATGAAGAGTCGTTCTAACACATTGAACATGCCAACGCTAGCTGATAATCGAAAGTAATGTTAAATTCAGATTATAAGCGATACATATGGGTAACCTTCCAGAAAGAAGGAATCCACATGTATCCTCAAGCAGCTACTGAGCCTTCTTTAAAGGAAGTGTCGTTTCTCGGTGTTCCTCATCGACACATCTTCCATTTTAGAGTGGAAATTGAGGTATTTCACAACGATAGAGATATTGAGTTTATTCTCTTCAAACGTTGGCTTGAATCTTTGTTCCAAGATAAAATTAATGCAAATCACAAGTCTTGTGAAATGCTTTCTGATGATCTTGCATCACTCATTCAAGATAAATACCCCACAAGAGAGCTCAAGATTGAAGTCAGTGAAGATGGAGAAAATGGCTCTTCAATTATGTATCCACCCCTTGGAGCAATACACTAATGGACACGCCAAAGAAATATAAACCAGGTGATCCTGTCAAATTCAAGAATGCTTATAATAAAGATAAGCTCACCACTGGTAAGTTTGTCAAGCATACTACACATGGCGGACATAAGTTTGTCCAGGTAAATACTCCTGATAACTATACGATGTTGATTCCACATCACCATATTATTCGCGACAAAGAGTAATCAACTCTTTGTCCTTTTGTGAGGTTTTATTATGTCATTTGAATTTTGTCATATTGCACCAATTCCACATCTAGATCTAGTTGCAGGCCGCAAGAATCATCTTGTACTAGCTCATCTAGTAGAAGAGAGTGAGGAATACTGCAACTTCTACCTTTCCGAAAAAGAAAAGAATAATTGCACGATTATTCTTGATAATTCTGCGTTTGAAATGTACAAGCGTGGCCTTCCAATGTATCCTTCTGACAAGTTGATCTCGATGGGTCAGAAGATTCAAGCCAACTATATTGTAATGACAGACTATCCAGCCGAAGAAAGTGAAAAGACAATCGAGGCTGCAAAGACACTAGCTCCTCAATTTCATGAAGCTGGCTTCAAGACATTCTTTGTCCCACAATCAAGAATTGGTGATGTAAAGGATTGCATTAAGGCATTCTATTGGGCTGCTAATAATCCTAAGCTAGTTGATTATGTTGGTGTTTCAATTCTTACTGCTCCAAACTGTTATGGAGTAGAAAAGGGGAATAAGCTTCAACGCTTCATGTCGAGAATTAAGCTCATGTATGAGATGAAGGAAGCTACAATCTTTCCTAATCTCAAAAACAATGGTCAGAAGGTGCACTTCTTGGGTATGATGGATGGTCCCAATGAAATTATGTATGCAGAAGCATTTAAAGACTATATTGACACATGGGATTCTAGTGCTGGAGTGTGGGCAGGTTTGAATGGTATTCCATTTGACAATAGTCCAACTGGATTAATTAATGGTAAGTTTGAGAAAGAAGTTGATTTCAACTTCAAGACAGAAGATACTGCGTTGATCAAGATTGCAAAGAACAATATGAATTATATTGATCGCAATGGTTATGCATATTTGTGGGGTTATTGATGACTAATTTCAATTACAACGAGGACAAGAATCTCACCGAGATTCTAAACTATATTGAGTCAACATATGGTCAACATTATGTTGGTAATAAGACATTTCAGGTAGTTGATATGTGGGAATCATTGGGTTCTCTAGAAACAACCGCTCGCGATAATGCAATCAAGTATCTTTCTCGTTATGGCCGAAAGGCTGGAAAGAACCGGAAGGACCTACTAAAGGCTGTACATTATGTGCTCTATATGATGTATTGCAATGATAAGGAGAACGCACAATGATGATTCATATTATGAACCCAGACAACAAGTCTCGATTGGTTGAGCATGTTGAACCAGGTGATGTTCAACCAAATGCAGTTGACCTTCGAATCGATAAGATTTTTGCAATTGATTACAAACCATTTACGATTACAGAACAAACTAAGATTCATCGTGGTTCAAAGCAGATTGCACCTGATGCAAATGACGATTGGATTCTCAATCCAGGCACGTATGAAATTGTTATGCAAAATATTGTTGAAATTGGTGAGGGTGAGGCTGGTTGGGTAATTACACGCTCCACGCTAAACCGCAATGGTGTATTCATTACATCTGGTCTATACGACTCAGGGTATAAGGGTGTAATGGCTGGTGCCTTGCATGTGGGTGGGGGACCAATGATTATTCATAGAGGAACGCGAGTTGGACAATTCCTACTGTTTAAGTCAGAGAGCTTAAAGATGTATAATGGTAGTTATGGTCTTGGTAAGGAACATGACAAGAAGTATGGGGTACAATAATGGAAATTAAAATTGACTTAGAGCCACTACGTAAGAACAGATTATTCCTAGCTACACCTATGTACGGTGGTCAGTGCGCTGGCATGTTTACAAAATCAACGGCTGATTTGTCAGCCCTATGCACTAGTTATGGGATTCCATTGCAGTGTTATTTTTTGTTTAACGAATCGCTGATTACTCGTGCACGTAATTATTGCATGGATGAGTTTATGCGTTCAGAGTGTGAAACACTCATCTTTATTGATTCTGATATTGGTTACAGTCCACAAGATGTAATTGCTATGGCAGCTTTAATGCACCAGGATGAGAAGTATGATATTCTTGGTGGTCCTTATCCTAAGAAGTGTATTTCATGGGAAAAAATTAAGCTAGCTGTTGATAAAGGCATTGCAGATCAAGATGCCAATGTTCTTGAGAAGTTTGTTGGAGATTACGTATTCAATCCTAAGAATGGTGGTGGTTCAATTTCAATTGGAGAACCAGCAGAAGTACTAGAACTTGGTACTGGTTTTATGATGATTCGTAAGTCGGCTGCCAAGAAGTTTCTCGAAGCATTCCCACAATATATGTACAAGCCTGATCATGTTCGGACTGCTGCGTTTGATGGTACACGTGAAATTATGCAGTATTTCCAGGCAGAAATCGATCCAAAGTCTAAGCGATATCTTTCCGAGGACTATTGGTTTTGCCAGAAAGCTCAGGAAATTGGTCTTCGTACATGGCTGTGTCCATGGATGAAGCTACAGCATGTTGGTAGCTACATCTTTGGTGGTTCGTTAGCTGATATTGCTTCTATTGGAGCATCTGCAACAGCTGATCCATCAAAGCTCGGCAAAAGAGGTTAAACTGAGGAGTTTGTTATGAATATTGATGTGAAGACAATTCAAATCCTAAAGAACTTTGCAAATATTAATCCTTCAATTGCAATCAACGAAGGTTCTGTCATTCGTACTGTATCTGCCACAAAGACTATTCTAGCTAAGGCAGCAGTACCAGATACATTTACTTCAAAATTTGCAATTTACAATCTACCAAGATTCTTGGGTGCTCTATCTCTATTTGAGAAGCCTTCTCTAGCATTTACTACTTCTGATGTTGTCATCAGTGATGGTAGTGGTAGAACAACAAACTATTCGTTGTGTGAGGAATCTCTAATTCAGAAGGCACCTGAGAAGGATCTTAAAATTGACAATCCTGATGTAACATTTACCTTGACTGAAAATACACTTAAGGAGATCATCAAGGCTCTTAGTGTTCTTGGCTTGCCTGATATTGCAATTGTTGGAGATGGCCAGAATGTTTTGATAAAGGCTTTGGATTCAAAGCAAGTTACAAATGATATGTTCACCATAAAGATTGGTGCTACCGACAAAGTATTCAAGGCTATCTTTAAGGCTGAAAATATTACTAAGATCTTGAATGGCCAGTACAATGTTACCATCTCTCAGCGAGGTATCGCACACTTCAAGGGAGTAGATATCGAGTACTGGATTGCTATTGAGGCTGATTCTTCTTTTGAATAATTGCTACTTTTTTATTATGAACGAGGTGAACAATGTTGCAGGAATTTCTCTGGACGGAGATCTATCGTCCCAAGTCTGTAGCTGATACTATTCTGCCACCGGCTCTTAGAGCCACTTTTCAACAGTTTGTTGATCAGAAAAACATTCCTAATCTACTACTATCTGGTCCTCCAGGTGTAGGTAAGACCACAATTGCTCGAGCCATGCTTGAGCAGCTAGGTTGTGATTATATCGTTATCAATGGTTCACTGAACGGAAACATTGACACACTCAGAAACGATATTCAGAATTTTGCTTCATCAGTTTCATTGATGGGTGGCAGAAAGTACGTCATTCTTGACGAAGCAGACTATCTCAATCCCAATTCCACTCAGCCAGCTCTTCGTAACTTCATGGAAGAGTTTTCCAAAAATTGTGGGTTCATTCTAACTTGTAATTTCAAAAACAAGATTATTGAGCCTCTCCATTCTCGTTGTTCTGTTATTGACTTTCGAATTCAGAAAAAGGAGATGGATAAGCTAGCCGCACAATTTTATAAGCGTACACTTGGTATTCTTGATACCGAAAAGATCAAGTACGATAATAAGGTTGTTGCAGAGGTCATTAAGAAGCATTTTCCAGACTGGCGTAGAGTTCTAAACGAACTTCAGCGTTACAGTGCAACAGGTGCTATTGATAGCGGCATCCTGTCTGATCTTCAGGATGTATCAATTCGTCAGCTTATTCAGCTGATGAAAGATAAGAAAAACTACTCTCAAGTGCGAAAGTGGGTTTCAGAAAATCTAGATGCAGACCAAGTAGGCCTTTTCCGTAAGTTCTACGATACTGCATCAGAATACTTCACAACCAAGTCGATTCCAATGCTCGTATTATTGCTTGGTAAGTATCAATATCAAGCAGCATTCTGTGCTGATATGGAAATCAACACAATGGCATTCCTCACTGAATGCATGATAGAGCTCGAGTTTACTAATGAATAACAAGTATGATTGGCGCTATGAAAACTCAATTTCATATACCAAGGCATACAGTGATCCATCAGGTATTGTTGAGCACAAGTACGTGCCTTGGAGGACAAACAGGTATTTTTCTAATTTCATCGATACTGTACTGTATGTAAATGAAATCAATATGCATAGCCACCTAGACAACAAGCTGCAATACGACTATCTTTTTCACTCAATTCGCAAGAATCGTCGATTTTTTAAAAATCAAAAGAGTGATAAATCAGAGAATTTAGCCTTAGTTCAGAACTATTATAAATATAGTGTTCAGCGGGCTAAAGAGGTATTGCGAATTCTAACACCCGAACAGCTTGAATATATTAGAAATTTTTATAGTAAAGGTGGTACATGATTTCAGTAGATTCACTAATTGAAGTGAAAATTGCAGAGGAAGAAGATTTTCTAAAAATTAAAGAAACTCTGACCCGCATTGGCGTCGCTTCAAGAAAAGATAAAAAGCTTTATCAATCCTGCCATATTCTTCATAAACAAGGCAAGTATTATATCGTCCATTTTAAGGAGCTATTTGCTCTTGATGGTAAGCCTTCTAATTTTTCCGAAGAAGATAAGGGCCGCAGAAATACAATTTGTCAACTTCTTGAAGACTGGGGTCTTGTCAAGATAGTAGAAGCAAATCAAGTTACTGCACCTAAAGCACCCATGAATCAGATTAAGATTCTTCCTCATAAAGAAAAGAGTGAGTGGACTTTAGAAGCAAAATACAATATAGGTAGAAAAAAGAACTAATTGAAGGAATTTACATTATGATGTTCTTTGGAAAAAAGCATGCTTCAACAACAGCACCAGTAGCACTACAGCTGCAACTAGACACTGCTGTCAAACAACTTGAGGATATCAAGCAAATTTTGTTCCCTGCATTTGAGACCACCACTACTGATGAAGGTCAAATAATTCAAATAGATTATTCGGCTGATTCGAATTTAGAAGCTGCACTCAGTGATATAGAAGATGGATACAGCGATGAGACGGTGCAGAAAACAATAAAGAATGTAATTGATAGAGTATATAAGATTCGCAAATTAATGAATGTGTGGCAAGAAATTAAAGCAGAGACACAAGGCATTGTAATTGCTGCTCAACCTTCTGAGCCAATTGATGATTCAATCCTAGCTAGGGATGAAAGGATATAGTATGCCAATTCAGACAACAAAAATTCCATTAGCACAGTTTGCTGAACAGGAACTACGGCGCGCTGGTTATTATGACAACGAAGATGATAAGCGCATTGCAGATGCTGTTGTATCTCTAGTCGACTACACACAGCACAGTGGGTGGGAAGGATTTTCTATTGACACAGTTATCCAGCTGTATAGAAAGTTAGTAAACCGCCGACCACTAACAGCCCTTACAGGTGATGATAGTGAGTGGAGTCAATTCAATAATCAGCTAATGCAAAATAGAAGATGCCCTAGTGTCTTCAAGAGTGCTGATGGCAAAGCTTGGGATACTGACGCAGTAATTCATATTACAGACGCAGGACATATTGTTATTGATCCTGTAGAGAAGCACTACATTACATTTCCCTATACGCCCAAGGTCGAGATTATTCGTCAGTCTTAGAGAATATCAACAACTCTGCCAGACATATCAACAGCACGCACACGCCATTTGGGATGCGTCTTTTGAAGATTCTTCATTGCGAAGAAAATCTCCTGGCTATTGTTGTTAACTGTTTGCATAGTAGCCCAGATTCCAGTTTCAAACTGGACCTGAATATTGACCATATTCATAATCTAATCCTTAGAGATAGTTCCACGTCATAGAAGAGTATCCTTGAAGGGGGGACCAACTAAAGAATCCCTCCTCAATGTTACTTTCATCTAGAACATTGACACGACATTCGAAGCCAGCTTTTTCGCATGCCTGCTTAGCTTTGTCGATGTCGTCACTCTCGTGAATAGGGTAATCAAAATTTGTGAGCCAGACACGGTAACGCATGCTTTTACCCTCTCTTTGATTTATATCTTATTATAATGACAAAACAAAAATAAGACCACAACTTAATTTTGCAGATTTCTGCGAAATTTTAAGTGTTGTTTTATTTTCGAAAACAGGTATGATTAGTGTAATGGTTTTGGAGGAACAGATGGCTCGACGTCAACTTATTCAACGCAAACCACGCAAAGCTCGTGTTACGAAGAGCGAAGAATATATTGTGAACCTAAAGTATTTAGGTGATGAACCTACACTCAAGGATTCATACACTCAGGGTGACTATATCCGAGTTTTGAATTGGTACAATGTAATGACTCCTGTTGATGATGCCAGGGAGTACTTGGCTACCTATCTCAAGAGCCAGAACAAGGTTGCAGTTGCAAAGCAGCTTGGCAAGGTACCAGATTCGTATTTTCCCAGGACTGCTGCTTGGGTTGCTCGTATGCTGACTCGTGGCATTAAGGTCAAGCAGGAATCGGTTCAGTATATGAACACCGCAATCGATTCAGCATTGCAGAATGTTGTTGAGCCCAAGGCTAATCGTGCAGCCAAGGTAGCTCAGCCTTCTGTTCGGGATCTTATGATTGCAAAGTCAAAGCAGTTGTTTGAGGATATCGATGGCTTTATCGATGACTATGGTTTCACTGTCACCGATGCAAGCTTCTCTGTGTTTGACTACTTGCAGAAGAACAATATTCCTGCAAAGTATAGTTCTGTGCTGATCGATCGCTACGCTCCTTACCTTGAAGAGATTGTCACTGCAGTGCAGAAGACTGATCCAGAGGTTGTGGAATCTTATAGTGGCATTTCCAAGAAGGAGATGATGTATCGTGTCAACTTCTTCACGACGTTGATTCAGGATCTTGAGCGGTATGGATCTGTCACTAAGACAATTCGTAAGCAGCGGAAGCCTCGTACAATTTCTGTGGATAAGAAGTTGAAGCACTTCAAGTATATGAAGGAAGATCAGAACTTCAAGATCGCTTCTATCAATCCGGAAAAGATTATTGGAGCACAGGAGCTGTGGTGCTTTAATTCAACAAGCAAGACTCTTACTGTGCTCCGTGCACAGGATAGGGCTGGGCTCAATATTAAGCGTAGCTCGGTTGTGGGATTTGATCCCAACACTTCTGTTACGATGCGCACTGGGCGTAAGACAGAAGAGATTATTAATAGCTGCCTCAACGGTGGCAAGATCGTACTTCGTAAGCTGATGGATCAGCTCAAGAAGCCTGCTAAGCTGCAGGAACGTATCACGGATAAGACTGTTCTTATTCGAGTTGTGAAGGAATAAAACAATGAAGGTAACAATGTACGACATTTTGGAAACTACTGTTTTTGTTACGATTTTCGCACTTCTCTGCGTTGGTTTGTACCAATACATTGCAGCTTTTTAGTTGTTGACTTAATTTCAAAAATAAACGAATATAGTTTTATTGAAACAAACAACTCCTTGAAAGGTATATATTATGGCACATATGGTTGAAACGATGGCGTATGCTGGTGCGGTTCCCTGGCATGGTCTTGGCAAGCCGGTACCGGCTGATCTGAGCACTAATCAGATGCTCGATGCGGCTGGTCTGAATTGGACCGTTGAGAAGGTTCCTCTTTATTATATGGCTGATGCTAAGAAGAATAAGGTTCCTGGTAAGGAAGCGCTTATTCGTTCGAGCGACAACACTCTTCTTGACGTTGTCGGTTCAGACTGGAATCCTCTTCAGAATTCAGAAGCGTTTGAATTCTTCAATGATTTCGTCATGGCTGGTGACATGGAGATGCACACTGCTGGTGCTCTCGAGAATGGTCGCCGTGTATGGGCCTTGGCTAAGGTTAAGGATTCATTTGAGGTGTTTAAGAACGATAAGATTGATCAGTACTTGCTGCTTTCTAATCCTCACAAGTATGGTCAGTCAATTGACGTTCGCATGACTCCCATTCGTGTTGTGTGCAACAACACTCTGACTCTCGCTCTTGACTCAAACGTCGAACGCATGGTCAAGATTAATCACCGCCAGGTGTTTGATGCAGACTATGTGAAGGAAACTCTTGGTGTAGCTAAGGAAAAGCTCGAGTCATACAAGGAAGCTGCTAAGTTCCTTGGCTCTAAGCGCTACACTGAGAAGACAATTATGGATTACTTCCAGAAGGTGTTCCCTACCAACTCCAAGAAGGAGGAAGCACAGCAGTCTCGTAATGCAACGACTGCAATGGAAGTACTTCATACGCAGCCGGGTGCCAAGTATGGCGAAGGCACGTGGTGGCAGGGTTTCAATACTGTCACCTATATGACCGATCATCTTCTTGGCCGGTCCACGGACACTCGTCTTACGTCTTCGTGGTTCGGTATTAATCGTAAGAAGAAGATCGATGCTCTGGAGCTCGCGGTCGAAATGGCCGAGGCTGCCTAAGCAAAGGGTGGGGGTGCAATGCCCCCACCCACTTTTTAATGTTGATTTAATTCAGCATTAATAGTATATTATAAACTGTGCGCTAATGCACTATTTGAAACACATTATGGAGATATAAATGACTGCTACTATGAAGGTTCTTAACGCATTCCGTAACGGTGCAGCACTTACTGCTGCTCAGATCACCTCAATGTTTGGTGTTCAGAATCCCCGTGCTCTAGTGACGGATCTCCGTCAGATGGGCTATCCTATCTATCTTGATACGTTTGTTCGTTCTCGTGGTCGCACCACTTCGAAGTACCATCTTGGTACCGCTGCGCCGCGAGCTGTGATTGCTGCTGGTTACAAGGCTCTTGCCGGTACTAGCACGCTGAACACTGGCAACGTTTAATACACTGCAAGTAGGGTGGCTTAGTGCCACCCTACTTCTTTTTGGAGATAGTTATGTTTACTAATTTGCGTGGTACTCGTACCGAACAAAATCTAAAGGATGCGTTTGCTGGTGAATCCCAGGCAAATCGTCGTTACCTTTACTTTGCTCAGAAGGCAGATGTTGAAGGGTACAATGATGTTGCTGTTGTGTTTCGTTCAACAGCAGAAGGTGAAACTGGCCACGCCCATGGCCACCTCGAGTATCTCGAGGAGAGTGGTGACCCGGCAACTGGGTTGCCATTTGGTAGTACAGTCAACAACCTTAAGTCTGCAATCGCTGGTGAAGTCCATGAGTACACTGATATGTACCCTGGTATGGCCAAGACTGCTCGGGACGAAGGATTCGAGGAGATTGCTGATTGGTTTGAGACTTTGGCTAAGGCTGAAAAGTCTCATGCAGGCAAGTTTCAGCGAACGTTGGATGCTCTTGCAACAGAAGCGTTGAAGTAGTAATTAGTGCGGAATTGGCGTAGTGGTAGCGTGTATGGCTTCCATCCATAAGGTACTGGTTCGATTCCAGTATTCCGCACCAGTTACTTGTTAGTGTAATATGGCCAAGCATTTTGATTATTGTGTTTCGATTGCTCGTTCTGCTGATGCTCAGGGCTTTCATTTCGGTGCTGTTATTTTCAATGGCAGCGAAGTAGTTTCGACTGGATGGTGCCAATGCAAGAGCCATCCAAGACAAGCTCACTTTATGAAATATGCAAAGCCATACAAGCAGCAGAATAGTTGGTTGCATGCTGAAATTCATGCTCTTGTTGCAGCTAAGAGAGATTGCACCAACAACGATATCGTTATAGCTCGATGGGCTCAAGGCAGATTGAAGAATAGTTTTCCTTGCTCTGCTTGTCTGCAAGCATTGAGCTATGGTGGTATTAGAAAGATTTGGTTCTGGTCGGAAGCTGACTCCGACTGGGTATTTAAATATTGTACTGAAAGGAATTAAGAATGGTTGCTATCTCTTATGGCAATGTTATAACAGAAGCACAGCTTGGCCAAGATGAAGTTGATTACATGACAACCCTAATCAAGTCTATGCCATCTGATGGTAAGATGATTGAATGGGGCTCAGGTGGATCGACTTGTATTTGGATTGATAATATGCTTCCAACCCAAACACTAATTAGCGTAGAGCACAACGAGAGTTGGCATACACGAGTCAAGCGTGCAGTAAAGAATCATTTCACTGCAACACCAAATGTGACACTTTTACATATTCCAGAAGAACATGGAATCCAGCATGGTTATGGTGCTCTGATTGAAGAGCTTCCAGCTGGCGCTGCAAAGTATATCAATCCGGATATTGGTCAGTGGAATGCTAACATTTATTTCATTGATGGCATTGCCCGTGCTGCTTGTTTGATGAGTGTTCTACGACACAATAAGAATTCTGATGCAGCAATCTTTATTCATGACTATAAGGGTCGTGAACCTTGGTATGATTGGGCATCTCAGTTCTGTCGTGTAGAGATTGTAGGAACAACACTCGCTCGTTTATATCCTAATCCAGTTTAGTATATAAATACTACCCATAATCTTTAGGACAATCCTAAATGCACTAGCTTGTTTCAATGAGGGTAGTAGAGATGACAAAGATTGTTGCACCTGGCGGTAAACACATTATACTTGAGCTTGATAATTGTGATGCTGAGTGGCTAAGAAATGTTGACAGTATACAGAAAACACTCGAACAAGCTGCTCAAAAATCTGATGCAACAATTCTTCATACCTACATGCATCATTTTGGCGGCGAGTATGGTGTCACTGGTTTGGTTGCACTCGCCGAGTCCCACATCTCTATTCATACGTGGCCTGAAAGCAATTACTGTGCAATAGATATCTTTATGTGTGGACAGTGTGATCCTATGATTGCTGCAGATCACATTGTGCAGAGCTTACAGTGCATTTCCAACATTACAATTATCGCAAGAAAATCGCAAAACTCTGCATAAAATTAGCTGTTGTTTAATTTCAAATAATATCTCATAATATAGATATTGAATGAGGTTTGTTATGAATGAATTGTTTGAACAGCTTGCAGCCAACTCGTCTCGCAATTTCAAGATTGCGTTCCTAACGACGCACAAGGACAATGAGCTTCTGCAAGAAGTAATTCGTCTTGCGTTGGATCCATTCACGCAATTTTACATTCGAAAGATTCCAAGCTACTCTTCTCTTAACCCGAGCAGCTTGACTCTAGATAATGCTCTTAGTGAGCTGAGTGCTTTGTCATCTCGCCAGGTAACTGGCCATGCTGGTATTGCACATCTCAAGTCTATTCTTGAGCGCTGTACCTCAACAGATGCAAAGGTCATTGAGCGTATCATTGAAAAGGATCTTGGGTGTGGTGTATCTAGTGCTACAGTGAATGTAGTGTGGCCTGGACTCGTTGCTGAGTATCCTTGCATGCTTTGTTCTCAGTTTGAGCAGAAGCTTGTAGACAAAATTGAGTTTCCTGCTTACTTCCAACTCAAGATGGATGGAATGCGATTCAATGCCATTGTGAAAGATGGCAAGTGTGAGTTTCGTTCTCGCAATGGCAAGCACCTCGAACTACATGGTCAGCTGCAAGATGCATTCATCGCGTTGGCAAATGGAGACAGTGTTGTCTTTGATGGTGAGCTAGTTTGCAAGAATTCTGATGGTTCTATTATGAACCGCCAGACTGGCAACGGTATTTTGAATAAAGCCAACAAAGGTACAATCTCTCTGAAAGAAGCTGAGACTGTTTACGCAACTGTGTGGGATTTGATTCCATATGATGCGTTTATGGAAGGGTACTGCAATATTCAGTATTTTGAGCGGTATAGCACTCTGTCTATTCAAGTGCAGAATGTTAAGCCTGCCAAGGTCACGATGGTTGAGCATCGTGTTGTCCTCTCCTTCGAAGAAGCTAAGAAGCTCTTTGAAGAATATCTTAGTAAGGGCCAAGAGGGAGGCATCCTCAAGGATCCTCGTGGCCATTGGGAAAACAAACGCGCAAAGCACCAGATCAAGTTTAAGCAAGAAGAAGATCTTGAAGCTGAGGTTGTTGGCTGGACAGAAGGTACAGGCAAGTATCAGGGCATGATGGGTTCGCTACTGTGCCGTTCCAAGGATATTGAATTTAGTCTGGGCTCTGGTTTCAATGAGGAACAGCGCCAGGAATTTACTGAAAAATATATCGTTGGAAAAATTATCACTTGCAAGTATAATAGTATTATTGTGGATAAGCGCACTGGCGTGAAATCATTGTTCTTGCCTGTATTTGTTGAAGAACGCTTGGATAAGGTGGACGTGTAACATGGGTTTGATGCCAGCATACTACACAACGACTAAGCTGTATTCAAAACAGAAAAAGAAAGAGAAGTCAGAAGCTCAGCTTGAAGCTGAGGCCAAGCATCGTGACTTTCTTAAGAAGATGGGCGTCCGGCCTGTTGAAAAGTCAGCTAAACGTCTTGTGCGTGCAGCAACTATCAGCACCGTTGCTCATATTCCTTCTGTCGATCAACAGACCATGCAGTGCACTCCAAAGCAAGCTCCTAAGCAATATACAGGAGAGCGAAAGCTGCTTGGCATTGCAGTAATGCATAAGAGTAACGCAGTACCTGTGTTTGCTGATAACAAGAAAGTAGCTGTTGAAATTTCGCAGATGCGTAGAAACTAGTGTCCTATGAAAAACGTTTTTATCGTTAGTGATCAACATTTTGGCCATGCTAACATCTGTAAGTTTCTTCGTGAAGATGGAACTAAGCTCAGGCCGTGGGATGATGTAGCTGAGATGGACGAACATCTTGTCAAAGTCCATAATGAAAAAGTAAAACCTACTGATAAGGTATATTTCCTTGGGGACGTACTCATTAATCGCAGAGCATTCTCAACGATTGGACGTCTCAATGGAGATAAAGTATTGGTTCGTGGCAACCATGATATTTTTCCCGATGATGAGTACCAGGAGTATTTTAGAGCTCTACGTGCTTACCATGTGCTTAATGGCATGATTTTGTCTCACATTCCTGTACATCCTGATTCGCTGGGACGATTTGGTGTTAACATTCATGGCCATCTACATGCAAATCGTGTTAAGAAGGCTCGTGGAGTTGATGTTAAGACAGGCACTGTATTGTACAGTGATATGATCGATCCTCGGTACCACTGTGTTTGTGTTGAACAATTGCCAGACTTTGCCCCCATTGCACTCGAAGAGTTGACTGCTCGAATTCGAGATGAGGGTGGCGTGGATAGCTTTCGGCCAAACAAGTCTTATATGATGTAACTGCATACAACAAACTATTGCTAAATAGGTCCGTACATATGACAAATGTATTACGGTTCCCTGCTAAAAATGCTAGGGAAGAATATGATTTATTTGCAATGCTTGACCTTATTAAAGGTCAGTTAGAGGATGACGACTACAGAGATGTTCTCTGTGGTTTTCTAGACCCTGCTATTTACATTGAGCTCGATGAAGATCTCAAAAGAGTAGTCAGGGCCCTTCTAGGCAGAGTTAAACCTGCCTGGATTCATCAACAACACAAGGAGTAAATAAATGAAGAAGATTTTCCTATCAATTTGTGCTCTACTAGCTATTGCTGGCGTCGCCAATGCTGCAGAAACAAAGAAGGCACCAGCAACAACTAACGATGCTTACATTGGTGTCAATGTAGGTGTTACTACCGATGCCTACACAGACGTAAAGAGTGTTGGCGTTACCGCTGGTTATGCTCCAGTACGGGCTCTTGCACTAGAAGCTGCATATGAACGTACGGATCCACGTGCCGATACAGCCACCAATGCAGTATGGGTAAATGCCCTTCCCACTCTATGGATTGGCAAGGTTGGCGTGTATGGTTTGGGTGGTGCTGGCTATGACTTCACCAACGAAAACGAAGCATATAATGTTGGTGCAGGTGTGAAGCTAGAACTCACAAAGGCTGTTGAAGTTGATTTCCGTGGTCGTCGTATCATGCAGGAACTAACTAGCTTCAATGGTGAGAATCGTGTTTCAGCTGGTCTAAACTTTAAGTTTTAATTCTAGCTGTATGAATGTAGTAGAAAGAGAGTGGACCAAAT